CTGAGAGGTACCGCATTAGCCTACGCATCAAACAGTACAGATATGCAAAGAGCATGTCTTGGATCTATAAAATCAACAACACCTCAGACTGTTATACGTAGCAATATAGATAGGAGGGCAAGTAATTACCTAATGCCAAATCCTGTAACGGGTGAAATGGAAGATTATTCTTGGGTACTGAGTAGTTAAATTATATTTATAACAATACAAAAGAACATAACATGGCTAATAAAGCTTTATTTGCACAACTAAAACAGAAGTTTACTACCGATACTATAATTAAAAGGGCAGGAGGTAAGTTCTTGAAAGTATCTGATTTCAATAACATACAAGCATTTGGAAATTTACAACAAAATACACTTGCGAATAGATATACCAGACTGTACTCTAATAGTTCTCTAATAGAGCCAGGTATAGGTTATGGGATGCAGATAACAAGAGCACAGTTATACTTAGATTATGAAGCAATGGACTTGGATGCCTTAGTTGGACCCGCTTTAGACATACTATGTGAAGAGGCTACTCAACCTAATGAGATGAATAATGAAATGCTATCTGTCAGGTCATCCTCTGAGAACGTACAAGATGAATTATACAATCTTTTTTACAATGTTTTAAACATAGAGTTCAATTTACCAATGTGGATAAGGTCATATTGTAAGTATGGTGATTTTTTTCTTTTATTACGTCTATCAGACCAGTTTGGAGTTTATGGGGTAAAGTCCCTATCCCCATACGAAATGGTGAGAGAAGAAGGCCTAGACGCTAATAACGGAGAGTATGTTAGGTTTGTACAGGACCCAGGAGCAATTATGGGGGGTATAAGCTCGATTAACCAATCTCGTAATCATAGGATTTACGAAAACTATGAGATAGCTCATTTTAGGTTAATGAAGGATAGTAATTTCCTTCCTTATGGTAAAAGTTGGCTCGAAAATGGACGTAAATTATTCAAGGCATATACCATGATGGAGGATGCTGCAGTAACCCATCGTGTAACTAAATCTGCTGAGAAAAGGGTATTCTACTACAATGTAGGAAATCTTCCTCCAAATGAGGTGGATGCTATGATGCAGAAGCACATATCTAATCAAAAACGTACACCATTATTTGACCACAAAACTGGGCAATTCAACTACAAGTTCAACATGATGAATTTGTTAGAAGACTTTCACATTCCGGTACGTAGTGGAGATAATCTAACTAGAATTGATACAGCTAAAGGCCTTGAGTACACAGGTATGGATGATATGAACTATTTCATCAATAAGATGTTTTCAGCACTTAAAGTACCTAAGGCATTTCTTAATTATTCTGATGAATTAAACGGAAAATCCACTTTATCCGGTTTATCTCTGACTTTTAGTAAGTCCATAGAGTACATACAAAGGATGGCTATCACTCAATTGAACAAGATAGCACAGGTGCACCTTACCTTATTGGGTTATGAAGATGCTGACTTAGCTAATTTTGACTTAACCTTAGCTAGGCCCTCTATTCTACATGAGCAAGAACGTATAGCTTTACTAAAAGAAAAGGTTGATTTAGCCAATCAAATGCAAGAAAAGAATTTGTTATCAACCGATTGGGTGTACGACAATATATTCCAAATGAGTGAAGACCAAATCAATAGGGAGCGTGATCTGATAGCTGAAGATGTTAAACGTAAGTTCAGGTATACCCAGATTGAACAAGAAGGTAATGATCCAGCTTTATCCGGAGTATCTTATGGAACACCGCATGACCTGGCATCTATTTACAAAAACAATGCTTCAGGTCCAGAAAGTGTACCAGATGGATATGATGAGAAAAAGACTATAGGCAGACCGGTATTACATGCTTCATCTTATGGAACAGACAGTTCTTTTGCTGGAAGGGATCCTTTTGGAAAAAAAGAAATGCGCGATAAGTACAAAAAAGACAGTCTAAGGCCTAATCCTAGAAAGGGTATCTATAATGAGGGTTTGAAGAAGTCTGACCTAGAAAAAATTAAACCCGGAAAGAAAGTCCAACTGTTTGAAAGTGAGCAACCTAAGGATTTATCTGTATTAGATGAGGGTAATTTACTAGACAAAGACTAATTGATATTTATTATTATAGCTAAACTTTAAAGCCTTGGCATCTAAGCATAACAAACTACGTAATACAGGACTTCTTTTTGAATTGTTAGTGAGACAGTTCACAACAGATACCCTAACTAAAAAAGAAGACTCAAGTTCAGTTGCCATACTCAGGGAGTATTTCAACAATACTGATATATTCAGAGAATATCAAATCTACAATACTATCACTAAAGCTAGGAATCTTCCAGATGCAAAAGCAGAGGTACTTATTGATGCTTGTTTAGAATCTTATAAGAAGTTACCTAAAGACAAGTTAAAACGAGATAAGTACAACTTGATTGCTGAGATAAAAAAGAACTATGATTTAGAAGAGTTTTTTAAAGCTAAAGTGGATGACTACACTGTACTAGCTTCAGTGTACAACCTTTTAGAAATGCACTCAGCCGCTAATATAGATATAGAGACATACGCAAAGTGTAAAGGAACTATCCTTGAGCATATCACTTCTAAAAAAGAGGCTTCAAACAGCAGTTTAATAGAGGAATTCTCAAAGTCAGATAAAGGTACAAGAGCTCTTGTTTATAGGATGACACTAAATAAGTTCAATGAAAGGTACGGAGACTTGAACGATGATCAAAAGAATCTTTTGAAAGAGTATATCAACAATATTTCTACTTCAAGTAACTTGAAAGAGTACTGTAATACTCAAATAAAAGTGATCAAAACAGAACTCAAGAAGGTAATAAAGGAAATGACAGACCAGGTTCGGAAGGTAAAACTACAGGAAGTGTCAAAACTGATAGAAGAGATACCGGCCAATAAGAATATCAGCGAAGCTGACATTAGTAATATCCTAAGCTACTTTGAATTATTAAAGGAGTGTAAAACAATAAAGTAATCATGTCAAGTGTACCGGCCACCCTTACAATAAACATTTCAGAAGATATATTCCTAAACAACAATTACAGAAATTCATCTGTAACAGAGACTGAAGGGAGTATAGCTTCTGTAGATAACAGGATATTCAATATACCAGTAGGAGGTACTACACAAGTAGTAGCATTTACAGGCTCTTTAGCAGGTGCTCTTGCCGGCAACATACAAGCCTCTTCCTTGGCTTATTTACGTTTAACAAACATAGATACCCAAGGAACTCTGAATTTATTAATTTCAGGCTCTATTTCTAGTTCATACGAAGTACAATTACAGCCTCAAAACTCACACATCATTAATAACACCTGGATGATAGGTGGGACAGAACAGATAGCCTCAGTATCAGCATACGTGTACTCAGGTACAACACCAATAGCTTTAGAATATTATAGCGCAACATATTAAAAATAATTAAATGGATATCAATACAAGATACAGACAAGTAGTAGCCGGAGAGTTCTCAAAAGCAGATTTCTTGAAAGAAGCAAAGGAAGACTCACGTTTAAACAGAACGTTCTCGCACCTAAACTCTTATGAGGAAGTGGTAAGTATATTCAAAAACAGAGGGTTCATTACAGAAACTGTAAATAAAAATGAAGAAAAAGAATTCAACTTCATGTCAATTCTAAAAGAGTCCATCAGTGATTTAGATAAACCGGATGATTTTGCTCATCAGGTTCAACAAGTTAACCCTTTTGAATATGAAAAAGGATGGAGATATGAGGCAAAAGGAAAAGACCTTAGCGATGATAAGGTTATTCTTGCTGCACAAAAGAAAGCTATAGCTAACTTGAAGAAGGATGCAATCTACTACACTAAGATTGAAATGGGTAAACATGCCCCTACAGATAAAGAAGTGGAATCTAAAAAGATGATTGATATATCCAAGGGTGAAAACTACAAGGATAAGAATCACCAGGTAAAGCCAGTAAAGATGGCTAAACCTGAAGATACTAAAGAAGACTCCGACAGAGTTAAAATCGAAAAACTAAAGACCAAGTTACTAGAAGACTTCAAAAAAAAAAATTTAGCCGATAACCAACTTAATGAAGGTGCTTGGAGTAAATTAAAAGCACTTTCTGCATCTCTGCATAAATACAAGCCTAAATCAAAAGAAAGAAAAGCTTTAGAAGATAAGTTGAATAGTATATCTGACCAAGCTGTTAATGATGAATTAGATAAGTTAGAGTCAGCTTTAAATAAAATAGATCCAAAATTTCCTAACGGAGAATCAATTGAAAAGTTTAACCAAGGTTGTGAATTTATATATGATACGTACTATTCTATAAAGCATGCTGCTACTTTAGACCCAAGTGAACAAGGCTATATGGACCCTATTTTAGCTAATAAGCTAATAGATGGTATTAAGCTGTACGTAAAAACTCTAAAAGACTCTGAATTAGCAAGTACTTATAAAGCCTTTAATGAATCTCTGAATGAAAATGTAGCTGTAACCGCAGCTGATGGCTTTACCCAAATCTTGCAAAAGATGACAGGTATAAGCTTAAACCAAAATCAAAGCGTTGATAACCTTAAATCTGCCATAGAAAAAGTAGGTGGTGGTAATTACGAAAAAGGTCTCGAAGTAACTAAAAAACTATTTACTAATAACGGTGCAGGATCTGTAGATCAACAAGCCGATAAACTTACCGACTTAATTGCTCATGGAGGTAAGATAGGAGATGCATTTACTAAATCTTCTGGGACTTTTGGAAACAAAGGTTTATTCTCAGTTAAACTACCACCAGCTACCACAGAAAAGATAGCAAACGCAGTAGCAAAATTAGCAGGTAATGCAGCAACACATGTAACACAACATAGTGATACTATTAAACAAGCAGCACATGCAATAAAACATGTTGTGCATCATAGTGCAGGTCAAAATGCAGCGGCAGTAGCGGCTTTATTATCATCATTGGGGGTAGCTTATTTTGTAGCTAAACAAGGTTTTAAATTTGCAAAAAATAACGATTCTAGATATGCAACTTTAAATGACTTTTATAATTTAATGAAGCCTTCACCAGAAACAGAAGAAGATAGTGTTAGTGATGAACCAAAAAGAGACCAAGAGGATAATGAAGAAGGTGGTAGTACAGAACCAACAACAGATAATACATCCCAGGTAGACACTGATGTAACAGGCACTGAAGGAGGAGAAGAGAAAAATCCTGAGGAGAATCCTGAAGAAAAGCCTGAAGAAGAAGAAAAATCACCAGTAGACGTACCTTTCACCATAAACAACCCAACTGAGTTCAAGGAGTTACCTTTAAAAGATAAACTTGAATTTGTAAGAACACAGGCACCAAAGGCAACAGATGGTATGTCTGATTTGGAAATTAGTAAACTGGCAGATAAAAGAGCAAAAGAATTATTGAATAGATTCAATAGCTCAAATACTTCTAAACCAATTGAATTATCTCCTAAAGATACCTCTAAAGATTTTTCTGAATTAACCTTAATGCAAAAACTAGAATTAGGAAGAAAAGGAGTTACAGAGAGGAGTTGGGACGAATTAAATAGTAAAGAAAAGCTTGAATTAGCAAGAAAAGGTACACCTAGAGTAAAATCAACAGAGCCAGTAAATACAAAAAATGAACCAGAGACAAATACAAAAACAGGTAAAAAACTCACTCAAGCAGCAGGAGAAGAAGGAGGAAAAGGAGTTAAAGCTAAGACAGAAAAGAAGAAGGATAGTGAGACGCCTGTTAAAAAATCTGGAGAACAAGTAGCTGCTAAGCAAGGAGAACTTAACTTTACCGGAGGTGAGAAGGAAGAACTAATTCCTTACGGTAAGCCAGCTAGGTATGTATCTAGCACCATGAAGTCATTAGCTAAGCCTGTAGAGTCAATTACACTCCCTGAAGAAAAAAATGAAGAGGGTAATTTAATCAGAAATAAAATTATAATAAAGGTAGACCCTGCAGTAAAGCTAGCCTATAATAAAGAAATAAAGAAGAAAGATAGTCTATTAGCTAGTACCATAAATAAGCTAAAGGATACAGCAAAAGCTAATGTAAAAGCATTCCCGGTGATAATTAACTTAGAGAATGAAGGTAGTATAGACAATTTAGTAAAAAAGCTAAAGAAAATCAAAATAACCAAAGGGCTAAAAGAGCAGTTTGTAGTTGAGATATTGAAACAAAGACTCCTAGAGGATCTCTACACCCCTTCTCTAGGTATGTTTGTACCATATCCACAAGGAAGACTAGTGGATAAAGACGATTTAGAAAGAGAACTAAGAAACAATACCCCTGCTGATAACCAAAACTACACTGATCATACTTCTGTATACACAAACAGAATAGACTCAGAAAGACTAGTAAAGATTGACCAGTTAATCAGACAGATGGGACAACCCGGAATAGACCTATACAACAAATATGCAGAAGCACTAGGATGTGCACCGTATGATGTAAGAGCTCAAATATTCAATCCGGTACAAGTTCCCGATGATAAAAGTACTTATATAGATGGAGATGGTAATGTAGAGCCTGTTAGAACCAAGACTAAAGATGTTTTTGAATCGGAAAAACCTTCTTTCACCCCTAACCAGCAGAACATACTTGAAACATTAAATGATATTTATAAAAGGTGTGTACCTAAGACTGGAATAGAACCATTCACAGAGTATTTACAAAACACTGAGTTTGACCCAGGTAAAAAAGAACATAAGTTAGCAGCTGCCTTTGTTAAATACAAATTATCACAACCTAACTGTCAACATAAAGAAGAGTTACAACAGGCTTTAGAAGACTTAAAAGCAAAATACAGAATCTAATGATACTTACTGAATATTTCCCAGTCACCCTTAGCGATTATCAGTTAAACGAAGCTGCATCCTCACCTAATGCTCCAATTGTATTTAGGCATATATTGCTTCAAAGAGCTAATGCAAAGAATAGAAACGGAAGAATCTATCCAAGAACTGTACTTGAGCGTGTATTATCAAAATACAACGAAGAATTCGTAAAGACTAGAAGAGCACTAGGCGAGCTAGACCATTGTTCGCAAATGGTGGTTGAACTTAAAAACGTATCACATGTAATTACCGAGATGCACTGGGAAGGTGACGAAGTATACGGAGACGTAGAGATACTAGACACACCTTCCGGCAAAATACTTAGAGAACTAGCTATGAAGAAAATCCCTTTTGGGATTAGTTCTAGGGCTCAGGGAAGTGTAATGGAAACCAATGAAGCTATAATGGTTCAAGATGATTTAGAGATGCTGTGCTTTGATGCAGTTTCTTTCGAATCCACTCAAGGTTCTACACTTTCATTAAATGAAGGTGCAAGCATTATTACAAACAAATACAGTAAGATTGACGATATAATACATGGGATTATCTGTGCGAACAGCAACTTTTGCCCTTGTAGATTAGATAAAAAATAGTTCACCTCTTACTGCTGTATATTTATTATTATAGGGGTACACCAATTACCCCTTTACATAACTTCATATTGTCACCTTTCTATAGATGACCGAAGATAATAAGTAAAAATTCTATTGTACCCCCTCCCCTAATAGGTACAGAAACCAAAACAAACCCCAAAAAACAAAATGAAAAAAACTGTATTAGAGGAAGCTCTTGCAGACGCAAAGCAACTGAAAGCAATGGCAATCGAAGAAGCCAAACAATCTCTTCACGAAAAAATCACTCCTGAAATCGAGAAACTTCTTTCAAGACAACTTAACGAAGATTTAGGTGAAACAGAAGAAGAAGATGAAAACTACTACGCAGGTGCTGGTAAAACTTCTGATGAAAAAAATCCAATGAACACCGACACAGCCCTTAAAGGTAACATGATGGAAAGACTTAAAAAACTTGGTCTTGATGAAACTACTATCGCTGCTATCAAAGGTGCATTGAGTGAAGAATCACAAGGTGAAGAAGATATGGAAGAAACAGAAGAAGAAGAGTCTGCAATGGAAGAATCATTTGACCTTGATGAAGCTCTAGCTGAAATCGAAAGATTATCCGAAGGTGACTATGAGGATTCTGAAGAAGATAAAGAAGAAGACGCTAAGGGTCAAGCTAAAAAAGATGCTAAAGAAGAAGGTGAAAGCGAAGAAGGTCAAGAAGAAGACGAAGAAAACATTGAAGAAAACGATTTAGATGAAGAGTATGACATCGATGCTATCTTGGCTGAAATGGATTCTGAAGACGAAATGGATGAAGCTTATGAAGAGGAAGAAGAAGACTACGAACCTGATGAACTAAAAGAGAAAAAAGGATTTGGTAACCCTGATCCAGAAATCGCTAAAGGTGCAGAGAAAGGTAAAATGGCTCATTCAAGCTCTCCAGCTAAAGGATTCTCTAAAGACCACATTAAAGTATTACACCAACTAGTAGACGATATGGCTAAAGCCTATCAAGCTGGTAAAGGTGCTGAGAAAGGTAAAGACATTAATTCTGGTAAAGAAGGTGATGTTAAAGCTGCAGGTAGCAAAAATGTTAGCACAGAACACCTAGAAGAAGTTAGACTTGCTAAACAATTGAAGAGCGAATTAAACGAAATGAAATTGTTTGCAGCTAAGAACATGTATTTGAACAAAGTATTAGTTCTTCCTAACTTAACTGAAGCACATAAGGCAAAGGCAATCACTGCATTTGACAAAGTAAAATCAGTTGAAGGTGCAAAAGCAACTTACGAAGTGTTGAAATCTTCAATTACTCCTGTAAAGAGAAAACAAACTATCGCAGAATCTTTAGGTTTCAGACAAAAAACTTCTGATATCTTATTTGAAAATGCAAAAACAACAACAATCAACTACTTACCTGAAGCTGACGTATTCCGTAAGAGAGCAGGTATTAAAGACTAATTAAAAACCCAAAAACAAAAACAGAAAAACATGAGTACAATCTCAAAATTACTAGAATCATCTAGAAACATGGAGGACAAAATGCAAGTCCTTTCAAGATTAGAACAAAAATGGGCACCTACCGGTCTATTAGACGGTACAGCTATGAAGCAACACCCATATGAAAAAAGAAACATGGCTCTTTTGCTTGAGAACCAAAACAAGCAAATCCTTGTAGAAGAACAAACAACCAACAAAGGTGGAGCTAACTTCACTCCAGGAGCTGGTGAACAATGGGCAGGTATCGTTTTGCCAATGGTTCGTAAAGTATTCGCTGAGATTTCTGCAAAAGAATTCTTGAGTACACAACCAATGAGCATGCCTTACGGTCTTGTATTCTACCTAGACTTCCAATACAACCAACAACAACCTAACATCAATGGTGGTACAGCCGGTAGCCGTTTCAACTTAGGTCAAAGCGTATATGGTACTACTAACACTCCAGGTGTTGATCCATTTGGTGGTTTGTATGGTGCTGGTAAGTTCGGTTTCTCAATCAATGAGTACATCGCAACTATCCCTTCACAATCAATGACAGTAACAACAGCTTCTTACGCAGACACTAACTACAATGCTAACGTATCTGCATCGGTAGCTACTGGCAGTCTACGTAAAATAACTATTGCTTCTGCATCTACAATCCTTACTAACTTTGACTCTACTGCAGTTAGGTCATTCGTATTCACAGGTTCTTTAGGTCAGATTTCTGAAGCTACAATCTACCCTGAGTTTACTTCTTACAATAGTACTTTTGACCAATTAAGTATCCTAGTAACAGGTAGTATCTCAGTTCAATCTGGTACAACTACTCCTACAGGTAGTGTAGTTTCTTACTACTCAGTACAGACTAACGGTAACTTCCGTGGTGACTTTGAAGACACTCCTAACACTCCATTGACAGGTAGTAATTCAATTCCTGAAATTGATATCGCACCTACAAGTGTAAGTATCACTGCCAAGACTCGTAAGTTGAAATACTCATACACTCAAGAAGCTCAACAAGATTACAACGCTTTCCAAAGCATTGATATCGAAGCTGAAGCTACAAGTTTGTTGAGTGAGTACATTTCTCGTGAAATTGACTTAGAATTGATTGATATGATTGATTTAGCAGCAGTTCAAACTGTAGAGGTTTGGTCAGCAGTTAACAACACAATATTCAACTCTAGTACTAACACATTCTCTCAAGTAGGTGCTGCTGCAGGTGGTTATTACAATAGCCAACAAGACTGGTTCCAAACTTTGGGTACTAAAATGCAAAAAGTATCACGTGCAATCCACGCTAAAACTCAAAGAGGTGAAGCTAACGTTGCAATGGTATCTCCAAAAGTTGCTGCAATCATCGAGTCAATCGCTGGTTACGCTGCTGGAACTGATGGTTCTAAAATGGAATATGCATTCGGTAGTAAAGAAGCTGGTAAATTGAATGGTAAATTCAAAATACTTGTAAACGCCTATATGCAAGAGAATGCTATCATCATGGGCTTCAAGGGAGCTAATTACTTGGATAGCGGTGGGGTATTTGCTCCATACATTCCATTGATTTCTACTCCACTTGTGTACGATCCTAAGACATTTGC